TATCACAAAAGTGTTTGTGAAATAATGGAACTGTACCAGAAGCTATACATTCAGCGTGGCAATTTTCTATGTTATTGCCATAATGCTCTGCTTTTAAAAAGTATAAGTCTGAACCAAACGCTGAACGTGACATACGGTCCATTGCTTCTGAGTTTATATATTGTGGATAAAGATATGCACCTTTACCTTCAACTTCTTTTCCATACAGATCAGGTGTAAACTTTACTTCATTAAATTGTTTCTCAGGTCTGAAATGATTTTCTACAATTCTACGATCTATAGGATTATCTGATTTATTATCACGATATAAAACTAAAGGATATTGTATAGAAGCTTCGAGTCCTTCCAACACCGTGATAAATCCTTGTTCCATCAAAGCATCTTGATGGAAGTCAATCATAACACTTGGTCCTTTCCACATAGCAGTACGACCAATCCATCTCACCATGTTGTGTTGTTGTTCTTCAATAGGACGCCAGTACTTTTCACGGTGTCCATCATAGTCAAAACCTAATCCCATCTTTGTAAGAGGTGTTTCTATTTTATTTTTTCTCATAAACTTACAGAAATCATTTTCCATACTATGAGTCATGATAACATCTACGTTTTCACAAACTTCTTTGAGATTAGCATTACGAGCAATAGAAGCTGCTTTATGGTCTACGTTAATAAAAGCTTTTCGAATATTAATGTGTTTAAGGAATGGAATAAAATTATCTTGGCATTCCTGTGGATGTCCTTTTGAAGGAACTGAATATATGATACACAAGTCAAAACGATTGTTAATAGCATCAGCAGTCAGCTCCCAATCATTTGACATTGAAAACTCGTTTTGTTCTATGTCTAGTCCTTTAGCTCTTCCCCATTTCTTATCATTGGCAGAAAAAATTTCAGCACCTGTTACTTTTTGCATTTGAATAGCACATTGTGTAACTCCACACCCTTCAGTGCCGCGGCCTAATACAATAGCGATTCTAGTCATTTATATATTCCTTGCATTTATCTAGTGTGTGATATACGTATTTATGATCGTTAATCTTACGATTTAATCCAGATGGATGTGGTAATTCAAAATAATTTGTGAAGCCTAATCTCTTGAGATAATTAGATACCATTGATCCCCATACTACTATCTTATCATAATTTTGTAGAGTTGTACACAATAAAGTGTGATCGAATGTTTTAAATTTTAAATCCCATTCAGGATCAAATGAAAGATTAGTAAATGAAACATGATTTAAATCTAAATAATCTAGCCAAGAATGAAAACGTTTATGAGCAGAACTTTTAGATCTGCTCACTGGAACCTTCGAGGGGTTCATGCCTACAAATATAATTTTACTCATAATATTATTCTATCATAAAAAAATAGATTTGTAAACTACTTTTCTTCTAAAAACTCATATAAATTCGTGAGATATACCAGCTTCGTCAAACATTGATGCAGATAACTCCCATGATTCTTTCCATCTAGAAATAGTTTGGATTGGCATAACAACTCGTTTTATTCCTACTTGAATAACACCTTTAGCACATTCTGAACAAACTGGTAAACCTGTTACGTATAAAGTAGAACCATCTAAAGATACACCATTAAATGTAGCGTTGTATATAAGATTTTGTTCTGCATGAACTATATACTTATATTTTATTTCGCGGTCAGTTAATCGTATTGTACTATCTAATATTCCTCGAGGAAATCCATTGTAACCTTGTGCTAGAACTTGTCCTTTTGATCCTATTGCTACTGCACCTATTTGAGAAGAAGGATCTTTTGACCATCGGCCGACCTCTTCAGCTAAGGACAAATATCTATGATCCCATTTATTTGACAAGATTGAAGTGCCTTTCATAAACATGTAAGTTTTGTACTTGCCAGATCATATGACCAACTTCAATGCCAGCCATAGTTAAATTATTATACTCATCACACAACTTATTTAGTATGCTGAACTGCCAAGCATAATCATTTTTATAACCAAAGATTACATCATTACTTCTCATTTGAACTACGCAATGAAGTATATTATCACGAATATAGTAAGTAACAGCATTAGTACAAATAAAATCTGATTTTCCATTTTCATCAAACTCCATCCATATGCTTGGTCTGTTATAAATCATTGATGCTCTTCGGCCATCAGGATTATTTAACAGCTCATCTAAGACGTGTCCATACTGGTTATAATATTTATCTGACCAAATCAAGTGACCATAGTTAGAATTTATCTCGCCATGTTTATTAGCTGCGTACTGCCAAGCTGCAGGAGGAGCATCAGAATCTACACCATTTATATCATAAATGTTAGTGGATTGAGATTGATACCAAGCTAATTCTTTTTCTATATACTCTTGGCTAGGTGTACCAAAAATCGCTGGTTCAGAAGCAATAAAGCTTGCGCCAAGAAGTTCAATTGTTTTCTGGCCGGTTTTATCTATAGTAAATTCTCCATCTTTTAGTTCACCTTTAAAGAATTCACGTATATCGTGTACACTATTCAGTTTCATTACATACTCTCTTTCTTAAACCGCTTGAGCTGAATCTATGATCTCTCTTATTAAAGTATAATTCAATTCCACGGTTTCTACACTCATCTTTACCAGTGAAATCTTTCTGCCTATATTCTTCTCCAAGTATTCTAACATCAATTGGATACATGTTTATTATATCAAGTAAATCTGATTCTGTACAATAAATAATCACTTCATCTACATATTTTACTGCAGCTAATTGGGCTTGTCTTTCAACTATAGTTTGTATAGGAGAATTTTTTTCTTTTCTATCAAGTGACGGATCAACTTGTAAACCTGCAATAAGATAATCGCATTGTTCTTTTGCTTCTCTAAGCATCATCACATGACCTGCATGAAGCAAATCAAATGTACTACATGTAAAACCTACTTTCATCATATATTCTCCACTTTGTAGTTATTTTTTAAACGATCGTCAACAATTGTAACTGAACACTTTCTAACACAAACATCTAAACAATTAGGGGTATTCCATTTTGTAACTATTTTTTCATAGAACTCTTTATTTATTGCATCAAAAGAATATTTTCTAAAACTATTTTTAAAGTCAGGCTGTTCAGTAAATTCCATCCAACAACAAGGCCAGGCTTTGAACTCACCTGAAATATATATCGAACCATTTAAAGCTTCAGGAATTAAAGCTCTACACTTAACTGCTTTTGAATTGTTCTTCGTATCGGTCCAGCTTATCTCTTTCATAGGCGCGTTCTGTTGCTTCTTAAAACGTTCTACGTAATCAGTAGTTGGCTCTAAGTAGTGTGTTATATTTCCTTTGTTATCATAACATTCGAGCGGATCGATAGAACCAAATCTTTCATTAGCACGATATTGTATACTTTTAAAACCAACATTTTTGCATCTTGTGTTTAATTCTTCTTTTTGATGCTCATTGTGTTTAAACACATTCATCGCGCAATGAGCGGTACCGCCTGCATTAATAAATGTGATAGCATTTTTCATCACAACATCGTATCTAGTATTACGACGATATAGATGATGTGTATCTTCAAGGCCATCTATAGCAAATTCAACTTCTACATTTGTAGTGCCAAGCCATGACCAAAACATTTCACCTAAAGCACCTCCATTTGTGTTTATGCGAACATTAATGTTTTTTTCAATAAAAACTTCAATTAGCTCTCGAGGATGAGTGTGCATAACAATATCACCGTAATTACCACTAATTAAAATTTGTTTAATATCTTTAAATCCATCTAAATTTAGTAAATTACGTAATTCTTTAGCATTCACTTCATCCATTACTAAACTTGGTATTGTATTTAAAGTGCGTTTATCAGTTCTCGCGCACTGAGGACATCTTGCATTACAATCCCTTGTTGGCTCAAAGTGTATATGTCGAAGTTTCTTCTGATCGTAAAATCTCATAGTAGGTTTACTTTTTTATTATTCATTTCCTAAATAACCAACATCTTCTCTTACAATATCATTGTGATTAAATTCAGCCCAATACAATTCATAAGCTACGCCATCCGCTAAGCATTCAAATTGATGATTTACACCAGGCTTAACTTTGGTATAATCTCCTGGATATAATATTGTCTCATCTATTAAGTCATAATCATTTTGCCAAACACGTATAAGCATAGTACCTGACTCAACATAAAAACCATTCCATTTAAACTCATGTAAATGTTTTGAACAAACACCACCTTTATTCATTTCAATTCTATGAAACTCCAGAGCACCGTTAGCTTCTATTAACTCTGTCATTCCCCATACTTTACCTGCTTTCATAACTACACCTTTTAATATCCTTTACTACATCTTCAAAATCTTCAAGCTTTAACATGTTTGCACCATCACTTGGTGCATAATCAGGTTCAGGATGTACTTCTAAGAAAAAAGAAGTAATACCAAGAGCGGCCCCAGCGCGAGCGAGACCAGGCACATAATCACGATTTCCACCAGTCGAGGTTCCTCCAGGTTGTTGGACCGAGTGTGTAACATCGTAAACAAAATTGCCATGTAAATTACAAAGGATATCGTACATGCCAGTGAAATCATTAATAAGACGCCCATACCCAAAACTTGTACCTCTCTCTGTAATCCATACTTCTTTTGCATCGTCGGTCTTACTTAGTATGCCATATACATCAGCAGGCGCAAGAAACTGACCTTTCTTAATATTTACAATACAATTTGTTTTGCATGCAGCTTGTATTAAATCAGTTTGTCGACACAGAAATGCTGGTATTTGCAATACCTTAACAACATCTTTTAAATACTGGATGTGCTCTATTTCATGTACATCAGTTAGAATCTTAACACCAATTGATTCTTCCATTTGCAAAAAATCTTTTATAGTGTCATGTAATCCTACACCTCTTGTGTTATCTACATGAGACCTATTTGCTTTATCATAGCTAGCTTTAAAGTAATACTCTACATCATACTTATCACATACTTCTTGACAGTGTTCTGCAATTTCTAATGATTTAAATAATGTCTCATGCTGGCATGGACCCGCTATTATTCTCAATTAACAAATTCTCCAAAATTTCTAGTACTTCTTCACTTGTATCGTGCAATTCATTAGACATTACATGTTTTATGCTATTTCTCGTAAAATCTAATTCAAATCTTTTTCCATCTTTATCCATTCCAGTATTTACTAGATATACGTTTGCGTTATGCTTATCTATCTTTTCCATAAGCATGTCGCTATATTCTTGTATTTTTCTTGGCATAAATGGTGAACCATAGCAAGGTGAAAATGTTTTTTTGATTTCACTTACTCCTGCTTCTGTTCCTGGCATCTGGCTTGTGTAACCAGTTTCAAAAAATCTTCTTACTGTTTCTCCTGATATTTTACTCACTGCTGGAAAACTTCCAGTTGCGTCCATTGTAAGAAAGAATATGTTGTTTGGATGAGCGAAATCTTCTTGTTCGATCCAAGCATTTAGCACACAATCTAAAGGATAACTTAATCTTGCATTTGCTGCCTTTGGGTTTTCTACAACTAATGTTTCTCTTTTCTTTGCTTCTTCAACAGCGTTAAAAATAGTAGGATGAGTTTCTGGACTCAAACCTTCAGATTTTGCATAACATCCTTCTTCTATTTTTTTAATTCCTTTATCATTCCACGAAACTTCATCATCACTAATTAACATAAAGTCTGGATCGCTACTTAACGTGGTTTTTCCTGTTCCACTTAATCCAAACATTAAATTAGTAGTGTTTTCGTAAGTAAAAGCTGCGCAGTGCATAGGTAAAATACCTGATTCAGGCAACGTAAAGCCAAGAATACTAAAGACTCCTTTTTTTATTTCACCTAAGAACGTAGTTCCACCTATTAACATTACTTGTTCGTCTAAATGAACAGCTATAGATGGAGGAACTTTTATTTCTGTGTTATGTATGATAGTCCAATCAGCCGTATGATTATATGGATCTTCTTCAACTTTAAACATATTTTTAACAAATTGCGCATGTCTATCATCATTAGTTTCAACGCGGAAACATAAGCCACTAGTGTAAAAAACTAAAACCCATTCGTGTTCATACTCGTTTAAATCTTCATAAAACTCCCAAAAGTATTTTTCTTCACCTATCTTATTATATTTTGGTCTGCTTAAATCTAAGTTACGAGTTTTTGATCCATAAAATATTTTATTTTCTGGAGAACGACCAGTCGGCATTGTAGTTATTTCAATGTTAGCCATTATATTTCCTTTTAATAAGAGTATTGTTTTGTTCAGGCAAACACAATACTGATGTAACTCTATCATGAAATCCTGCTTTAGCAATAACTTCTATAGCTAGAGTTTGAGCGTTATCTACATTTGTTACATACTTCACACATTCTTCTTTAGTATCAAATTTTAAAGTTTCCACAGCAAAAGGATCTGCATATAAAAGAGTCATTACAATTAACCACTTCATTCGTGTTCACCACCATTACCACGTGAGTTATAATTTTGTGGTGCTGTATATTTTTCTGCGCTATCATACACTATAGCTGTAATAAAAATACCAAATATGACTAATAAATGTGTACCCGCAGATACACCAAATGCATGCGGGTTTTGTATTATTGATGCAAAGATACCACTCCACATAATAGCTAGTATTGAAAAGACCATAAGTCCTAGCTGAGGTGGTAAGTTACGGAGTGGTGAATGCTTAATAGTCATGATACCATTCCAAGCATCTTTCATGCCTAAAATAGTCTTACCCCATCCAATAGGTGTTACTTTATCCTTCATTTTTTTCCCTTTACATTTAAATTACTTGGATCATATTGCTCACCATTGTACTTACTACCTGTTGCATTAGGTCCAGTTTCAACTCCATTATTACATGCAAATAACACTATCATTAAGAATAATAGTATCACCCATAATGTTCGTTTTGTCCACATTATAAACAACTCAAATGTTTTTTCAGCTTCCTCCAGAGCAGCTTTTCTAGGATCCATTAGTTTAAAACCTCTCTAAAGAAATTTATCGTATTAGTAAAACACGGCATAATATTTAAGTTGCAGTATCTAGCGTATTCATCTAAGCCTACCATTATCATAAGCATTATTATAGGCACACCAACTATAAAAAAAGTTATTATAAGAAATGCCCAACCTAAACCTTTATTGTCACTCATTTTCTTTTCATCCCATATGGCCAATCACCTTCTGGATACCAATACTTATTATTGTGTATTGCGCCATCAATACTTTCATAAATTGTATATCCTTTTGATCTTAAAAATTTATACCAAGTTATCAAAAGTCTATCTCCTTACCTTTGTTTTCCCATGTTCCGTAACGTGTTGGTTCAGGACCTTTTGGTCCACCATGTTCAGGTTGTTTTAATACCTCAGCTATTCTAATCCTAGCCGCTGTGAGTTCTTCTTGTAAATCACGTACATTACGTTTTAACACTTCTATTTCGTCAGCTTGAGCTACAATAATCTTACGATTCTTTTCAGCTTCCATCTCGTCAGGTAACATTAGAGTTTTCCTTCTTCTCTCATCTTTTTACGAATTTTAGTAGCACTTATGTCGTGGGTTTTAACTCCTAAATCATGTTGAGTAAAAGTATACCCAACACCTCGTCCATAACTAATATCAACAATGTTAGGAACTTTAATAATTACATATTGTTTGTTATAGTTATATCCAGCATTAGCTAATGCAATTTGAATGTTTTGTATTACTTCATTATATTCAAATGGATTATCATCTTGTTTCGCCGTTCTACCTGCTCCAGCATCTTCTCCAATAATACCTCCAACATCTCTAATCATAATACAAACTTGTCCTGTTTCTTCTAGAGCTTTTTCAAACAGTTTAGTGTGACCTTCATGCCAAGGCTGCCAACGGCCTAACATTTGCGCTGTAGGTTTTTTCCAATCAAACATTATACTTACCTTTCAACGCTTGTGCAAATTCTATAATACCTTCATCTGACATGTAACCGGCAATTCTGAAATCTACATCTTGTGGCGATTCAAATATTTTGTTAGTATCGTCATATCTGCCTGCTTCAATAGTGTCCATCCATATTGTAATGTCAGCATTAAATTGTTTACGTGTTTCTCCAGTTGGACAAACAAAATCACAGATAACAGTACGAGCTCTGGTAGCTTCAAACGTAGCTATCGTATTCATACGTTCGCTTTGACGTCGTCGACCTGATGGAGTAAAATCCCAATCATTTGCCATTTCTCTTACTTTATCTGCGTTATACCAAGCACAGTTAAGATGTACGTGTAATCTTTTAGCTAGATGAGTCTTGCCCGACCCCGGCAATCCCATTATCAGTATCTTCATCTGTTTTCTCCAAGTGCAGTTTCCAGTCACCCCCAGGAAGTTCGTTCCATATTAGTTTGTCACCTATGTCCCACCCCATTTGATTCATAAGCGCGTCAGGAAATTCGAAGTATAAATCTCCAGTTTTTTTATCCTCTAAAACTTCTAAAGAATAGCTGCTTAGCTGAGAGCTTTCAGTCCATTCATCTTTTTCTTCTTTTTTAAAAAATCTAGTCCACATTTGAATTCTCTTTCTTAGGACGATTCAAAAAATCTCTATCTGGATCTTGACCGTCAATTCCATTCTTCATATAAGCAGCAAAGAATGATGCGTAGTTAATAATATCTATGCATGAATCTTCTAGTGATTCAAAATTAGGATTGTAATTAGGATCTTGCTCCATAGCTTCTAAAACTGATTGCATGCGAAGTACTTTGGCATACATTGTATCTAAAAGTGTAGCACAACCACGAGGATAGTAATCTGCTTGCCTAACTCGAGAGTTAGGATTCTGATAATCATTACCTTTTTTAGTTTGTATTTCTGCAGCTTTCTGCAATACTTTAAGAGATTCTTTCATTTGATAACCTTTCATTGTATAATACTATCATATTTTTAATAAAATGTAAACCATTATTTTCTGATAATATCACTTTCTTCACATCTATCTCCGAACTGTGTTTCTACTATCACAGCTAAATCCGTTCCAATGTTACTAGTTTTATGCCATACGCCACTAGGTATTATAAAGTCAGTGTTACGACTTAACACTTGAATCTGCCAGTCTGGAGATCTACCATCGTCCCACTGTAAATCAATTTGTACCTTTCCTTCAAGTACCCACCAATGTTCTGATCTATCATTATGCTTTTGATTAGAAAGAGCCTGTCCTGGATAAATTACTAATTGCTTGACTTTCCATCCTTTTCCTTCATCATAAACTTTCCATTGACCCCAGTCTCTTTCTGCAAATCTATCATTTCTCCAACGATTAAGAATCCAACTAGAAGAGTTAGTTTTTTCTCCACCCACATTAAAAGCAAATTCTACATCAGGGTGATTCTTATATTTGATATATTCTGGAGTATTCTCTCCATTGCGATCACCTCCATTTGCGAAGACGACGGTGTCAGTGGTATCTCTGAGTATTTTATCAATTGCATCGCAAGCACTATCGTCATCATCATTAAAAAGAAGCGACGAGTCGACCATTTCCAATCCTTCAACAATTTGTTTCCTTTCTTCATATGGTAAAAAAGCTCTTCCTTTTTTACGCGCTAACCAGTCATCGCTGTTTAGTCCTACAATCAAGCGTTTACCTAATTTAGAAGCTTCTCTTAGATATGATATATGGCCTGAGTGTATTGGATCAAAACCACCTGTTACTAAAACTGTCTTATACATTTCTGTAAGCGTACTCCAATGCTCTATCTGCTTCTACTTCAAGTGGACGATTTTCATACCAGTTACCAGTTTCAATATCCAATTCACGACACAACACCGCTATTTCTTGAGCAGTTATAGGATATCTATTTTTCAATGCTGTAGCTGCTAAGGCAACCATGATTTGATACATTTTATGATACCAACCAGTGTTACTTATTGTTTTATATTCTGATTCAAGTCTACGAGGAAAGAACGGGCAATCTCGATATCCAGTCCAATGAACTGAAGTATTATCTAATTTTGCTTTTTTGTATTCAACTATTTGTTTTTGAAGTTCTTCAGGTAATCTATCTAAGAAAGAATTGCTAGCTTTCTTTTCTATGAAAGCATGCTTATTCATTAAATCATCTGGATCTATATAATCGCCAGTATTAGAAAAGATAAAGTTGAAAGCGCCAGCGTACGTACCAGGTATATAATACATTCGTGATAAATCTTTAGTTTGTTTATCTCCAATTGAGTTAAGTTCTGTGTTGAGTGCGAACCAGAAATGTTTGATGTTATCTCCTCCAACTCTTTTTCTAGTTGGGAACACCATTCGAAACTTCGGTAAGTCAATTGTGCTGCTAGCAGTAGAATAGCATACAAAATAATATTTGCCATAACGATCAAGAAGCTCATCTTTTAAATTCCCTTTAAACTCATGATCATCAACGTCGATAGCACACCAACCTCCCCAATCCAAAACATTTTTATTGGCTCGAGTGGTGTCAGCCGTATAAGTAGCTGGCGATATAAGTTGCGCATCTTTTTTTCCTTTCTTTTTATCCTTTGACAAAGCATACAGAAACTTTTCAAAATCTGGAAAAGTTGGAAAGTTTATACGACGATGAGTTTTATTGTCGTATATTGACTTAAAAACAGTTGTTGAGATCTCCATGATTATCCTCGTGGCTTGGACCTTGCCAGCCTTCTGGTTTTATTAAATCCGGTAGACCAAATGGATTAGGCCTGCCTTCTTTTATCCCTGGACTTTTTGCCATATTCGCTTCATAAATTGCATCCCATGCTTTATTGGCATCCACACCAAAAACGTCAAGAGTACCAATAGCAAAAACGCAAAGATCAATAAGGCCATCAACAATTTCTTCAGGGTCTCCATTATCAATAGCATCAAGCGTTTCATCAAGTTCCTCCTTACACATAGAAAGACGAAAGCGTAAATACTTATCCATCAATTCTTTATTATCTTTATTTTTTTCAAACCAATCTCTGACACCAAACTTGTTGTGCATCATGTAAATATCATTTGCCCAATCACTCATTTATATACTCCATTTAAATTATTATACCACAATTACACTAGAATGTAAACTAGGGTTCTTTAAAGCAAACAATATTCTTTGTGTATCTTTCCAGTCTTTTACCTGCAAAGACACGCAATCTACATGCATTTCTAGAGCTCTGGCTAAAGGATAATCATTCCCGCCTAGTTGCATCATATCACCTAAGAAAGTAATAGGTTTTTCTATCCACTCTATAACTTGGCTTTTGTCTGAACCCATAGGATATATATCAATTCCTGTTTCTCCAGCTACAGACGCGTCTATGTTAAATTTTTCTTTGAATTCATTTGCTATAGTTTGTCTTTCTTTTTTATGTTCGTCCCACTCTCTGTACATGACACGTTCTTCAAAATTACAATTTCTTCCAACAATACTAAAATTTGCCATGCCTGGTCTATGTTCTAGGTGTCTTCCAGTTTTTCTATAAAAACCACTGCTATGTAGTTTATCTAACAACCAAAAAGCTGCAGAGTCTGGAAGTTTCCAGTCATTTTCATAAATCATCTCGCCATTTTTATAAACACAATTACCGGCACACTGAAACATGTATGTTAAATTATTACAAACGTCTTCACCTAGTTGTTCTAAAGTTTTTTCATAATCAGATCCTGTAACAGTGTAGCAGTTATTGTTTCTAGTAAAATCTAAAAAGAACTCTTCAAATTCAGGATCTATTTTTTGTCTACTATCTGTTAAAGTACCATCAACATCAAAAATATAATTCATGCGAAAAAGTCCTCCAGTGTCGCTTCTTCTTTTACTGACCAACCTACAGCTTCAAGAATAGGTGTTATTGGTTCAATAAAAGTTTTTTCAAATTGAATATCGTAGTCTATGTATTTATGAAGGTTAAACTCAGGTGGTAGATAGTCAGGGAATGATATTATATTTTCACGGATTGGATTCGGCAGTTTTAAATAAGAATACTTTATCTTTTCACCAGATTGTATTGCGCCATATCTTTTTGTAAGAGCTTTGTCTTGTAATTCATGATTATAAAGTAGCGCGCCTCTCACATGAATAGGTGTACCTTTTCCATATATGTTTCTTCTATCTTTCCACTTATCTATTTGACTTACACCACGAGGAAAAGCTACTTGCTCGGGCGGTAAAGTCTTGAACCATTCTCTAAACTCATCAATAAATCTACGAGTTGCTTGCTGATCACCAGTAACCATGATCTTAAATATAGCTTTGAACTTATCTCTTACAACTTCTGGAGTAGAAGATTTAATAGCTTCAATACCCATTATCTTTAGTTTAGGCTCAGCGTACTGTACACCTTCGTTGTTGTGTACATTAAGTATATATCGCTTTTTAGCAGTCCAGATACCGCGGTCAGCAATTACTTCACGACCCATTTCCATTCTCGAGGTAAAGGCATTCATGTAGTGGAACAGCCGATCGTATGCTGCCGCGATAACTTTTTCAAAGTGATCTTGACATATTTTGTCAAGCGCTTGAACAGGATCTGGTGGATTTAACTTTTTAACTAAAGGGCCCATGTTTATATAAACTGAATCGGTATCAATTGCTATAACATAATCTTTATCAGTCTTTAGTATTTTATTCATTTCTTTGTTGATAGCTTCTTCTGCCCACTTAATTGATAGTTGACCAGTAAGTGTAACTGATTCAGCAAGAGCATTGTCAAAATACTTAAAGTATTTGTTAGCCAGAGCGCCATAAAGAGAGTTCAAAAGAATTTTAATTGCCATCTGATTATTTTCAAGTTGGTTGATTTCAGACTCTAGTTTATATTCTTTTGTTTTCTCATATGCTGATTTTGCATCTAGCATTTTACGTTTTATCTGAGATCTTTCATCATAATACTCTGTGATAAGTTCAGGAATAATACCTTGCTTATCTTTTGTAAAAGGAACACCTGATGCAGTCACTGAGTATTTGTCTGATATTTGTTCGTCAGATTTATAATTAGATAAATATGCAGCAGGGCCTGAGGGAAATCTTATATTGTGAGATCTCAATAGAGTTTCAGGCGAAATATTATATTGAACAATAATGTTAGGATATAGAGAATTTAAATCAAAAGAAACTACCCAATCATGTCCACCAACTTGAGGATCTTTTACAAAACCTCCAGCAATAGAAGTTTTATGTTCACTATCTGGATTGCCTACAATAGAGTAAGGCACTTTATTAATTTGTTTTATAGGCGATACTATATTTTTACTGAGTAATCTACGATAAATAATTGATTCCCATATGTTTGTAACTCCAAACGTGTCATTTACATTGACTCCACCTTTATAAGCCATAGTCAATGCTAAAGATATAAGACCCATCTTTGCATCAATACGATCAACTAATTGTACGTCTTTAATGTTATAGTCAATAAACTTTTGATGGTTTTCTTTGTATAATGTATAGAGATTTCCAAACTCTTCGTAAGATAACTTATTCTCACCAAGAACAACATATGCTATGTGATCAAGTTTATAAGATTCTTGAGCACCATATGAATAACCAAACTTTTGAAACAACTCTAAATAATCTGCTTGTTGTATGCCTACTATTTCATAGCCAGGTAATTCACGTCCTCCTTTGAAAACGTTTCTTTCATTTACCATTTTCCAAGGAGAAAGCTTTTTTACTGCTTCTTCTGTACCAAGTAAACGTATACGATTTACAAGATATGGAATATCAAAAAATCTAGTATTCCAGCCTGTTATAAGATCAGGCCAGTTCTTAGACCAATAACTTATAAACTTTACTAGAAGTTCTTCTTCAGACTTACAATGGTGATATTGTATAAGTGATCCGTCAAGGTCCAGCTCACTCTCAGCTGGATCGTAGTGATCTAAACCCCATACTTGGTATATGGTTGATTTACTAGATTTTAAAGCTATCGATATGATAGGATATGCAGCTTCTTCTGGTGTAGGAAAGCCATCATCACTTGCAACTTCAATATCAAAGTTAACGACATTTATTTTATTAATGTCAAAGCTTATGTTATTAGGAAATTTTTCTGTTATAAACTGATGAATATAATTCGTAGTGCCATACGCTTTGAAGTTATCCATTTCTTCATATGTGTGAAGAAACTCTTTAGCTTCTTTCATATCACTAAATTTTACTGGACTAATATCATCACCATCAAAAGATTTCCATCGACTTGGTTCTTTTGATTTTACAAATAGCGTTGGTTTGAATTTTATTCTTTCATTTATTGCTGTGCCATTATCAGTATATCCACGATATAATATAGAATTACCATAACGATTCACAGAAGTATAGAATGCCAAAGTATTACCTCCATCTT